CTTGAATGTGATCTTTGGAAACAGTTTACCTTCACCGTAAATATATCCAGTAGCTCTAAACGGAGTAGCCGTGAACGCGACAATCTTAAGCTTAGGGTTTATCTTCTTATGTGATTCGATAAAGTCTAGGTATCTCCCAGACTCTTGACTAACATTGTGGCACTCGTCAATTATGATAAGATGTAGCTTATCAAACGGAATATCATAGATGCTTTGAATACTAGCTACCGTAACAGGCTTATTATTATCATACAATTGCCGAGTGCCACAATAAGTCCCAACTCTATCTGACCCTATAGACTTCGATACACGTCTTACTGTTTGATCAAGTAGCGTAATCTTATTCACGAGAATCACAGAGTTGAAACCTTTAGAACGATTTAAAATCTCAAACATGATTTCGCTCTTACCCGTACCGGTTGGAAGAACACAAAGCGCAGACGCGTTGTCAAATAAATCTGACCATATCGCATCTGCGGCTTGTCGTTGGTAAGGGCGTAGAGTGATCATTAAAACGGATTCACTGCTTTCTTACGAGTAGCGACCGATTCAGTTGATTCAGCGTGGGGTTTGAAATAACTAATGACGGACTTATCTCCGTAATCATCGCTGCGTGTTTTAATAACCGCGTCGCAGCGAAGGCCGATCAAGTCTAAGACGTTAGTCAGTTTAAAGTCTTGAGAGCCAGCGCACTTCATAAAGCTCTTAAGTTGGCCGAGGCCAATCTCTGTTGCCTTCTCATTTTCGTTCTTAATATTGAACATATGAAAAAGAAATCGCCCTTCGGCTGGGCCCTCCAAGATCTTAAACTTTGCGTTGATGTAACTACCCGTACCCGACTTCGTATCTTTCACTTCACAGGTGTCCATGATCAGGAAATAAGTCCCAGGCGTGATCGGCGCGAATCCGGTTGATTCTTTCGTATCGGTTAAATCTAAGTTGAACATTCTACTTACTCTCTTTCTTGTTATTGATCTTATCCATGATAAGACCAAGGTTTGCTGGTTCATTCTTATCTAAACGACCTGAACGGTCTTTAGCTAAAAGCTTATCGGACTTCCCGGTGATTAAAACTCTTTCGCCAGTATCGTGATCACAGTGAATGTAAAAGCATTCGTCGAAGAATGCGCCGACTTGAGAGGAAAGTTTCCCAACAAGTTGCGGACCGATATATCTATTTCCGGCCTCATCTTTGTCGGCCTCGCTTAACGCGGTGAAAATAACGTTATAGAATGGAAGATCGCGAAACGATTTAATAAGCGAACGCATTTTCTTAGCTAATTCCCCGTACATTTTCAGGGTATCTTTCGCGTCGCTGAATTCTAAGTTTAACTGAACGAGTAGGTTCTGATTAATTTCGGACAGCGAGTCAATAAATATTGTCTTATATTTCTTCCGCGCCTCCTCGGTTAAAAGATACTGATAAACTTCTCCGAGTCGAGCGATACGCTTCTCTTGCGGTATGACTTGACCGGCATCGTCGAGCGAAATATCAACCACGTCGAGCGATGCGCCGCGAAGCGAAAGAAGACCCGCCTCGGCCGATATGACCAGGGTCGGCTCATTAATTGTTTTCGCTAATGTCGTCTTTCCAGCGCCTGACTCGCCGAATATTAAAAACTTTAACGCGCCTATTCCTACGTCTTTCGTACTACTTATGTTCATATATTCTCCCGAAATATATTGAAGAACACCTATTGATGTCCTTAGATTTTGATTTATATATTGGGTTTTAAGGAATATCTACAAGAATGTTTCAAAAATATTACGAGATGGGATTCGTCGTTATTCCTATTCGCCCTAAGAGTAAAGCTCCCGTGGCGGAGGCTCTAGGCTTTGATGATTGGGCGCTTAATGGGCAAGATCAAAAACTGATTGAGCACTTTGACGAAAAATATAAACTAGAAAACGGATTCGGAATCGGAATCGTTTGTGGTCCGAAATCTGATCTAGCCGTCATTGACGTTGATACGATGGACTCGAAAGTTCTAGCGGCGTGCCCAGTGTCACCGATTCTACGTCGCGGGCAAGGCGGACGATTCGGCGCTCTCATGATGCGCTATAATCCAGAGATCGGAAACACGAAGTTCGTTCGTCAAATAGATAAGGACAATAAAATACAAGTCGATATTATTTCGATAAAGAAATACATCATCATACCGCCGTCGATTCACGAGCTTGGCTTTCCTTATTCTTGGGCGACCGAAGATGATTTTGAAAATACGAGCGTTAAAGATCTCCCAATTTTAACTGCTCAGCACTTACGGGACATTGAAATCGCAGTTTCGTCTGGTGCTCACTACTCTGGCTCAATCGTTGGTATCGGTGGAAGGAACGATAAGCTAAAACAAATCGCGTCGGCGATGGGCTTTAGCGGGAAGTCAGAAGAAGAAACAGTTAACGAGGTTTTCAATTACGATCTGGCTCATCATAATCCTAGATTATTCACTGATCCGAAAGAGGGTTTCGGCTGTCACAACGAAGCCGGAGCGAAACAAAACGCTTTTAAGTTCGTTCACAACGTTCGCGGAACTTTAATCAAGGCCGGTAAAATTTCACTCGTTAATTACTCCGTCGAAATCGTTGAGCCAGACTTAAATAAATTCAAAGCGAAAGACTACCCAGAGCCTACGGGCTTGATTAAAGACATTCGAGATTTAACGATTGAGTACAGCGAAAGGTTCATGCCCAATATCGCTCTAGGCGGGGCAGTCGCAATGATGTCTGCGATCTGTTCGAATCGTTATCGATTCAATCAATGCTGGACGAATAACTACGTTTTAAATCTCGCGCCAACAGGTACTGGGAAAAGTTATCCGCAAAAGATTATCAGTAAAGTGCTTGATGAATACCTTGGAACGCAAATCATCGGGTTCGGAAACTATCAGTCAAGCTCTGCGTTTACTAAGAATCTAGTATCGCGTCGCGAAAGATTCGACGTGATCGACGAGATTAGCTCTCTATTTGCGCAAATGAAAAGCGGCGGTCTCTGGCAAACCAGCATCTTAGAGGAGATGTGTAAAACGTGGTCGTCGTCGTCCGGGAAATATAACGCGTCGGAGTATGCTGAGAAAGAAGACACGTCGAGTTGTTTTAATCCCTGCATTACGATTCTCGGGTCCAGTACGATTGAGGGGATAAAGCCTCATATCTCGAAAATGATGGTCACGAAAGGCTTGATACCGCGCTTCTTAATATTCAAGGACGAGGGCTACGGTCCAAAATCAAAGGATAGAATGAACGATGAGCTATTTAATAAGATCGTCGTTGATCTAAAAAAGATCTTAAAGATAGAGCGCCGCGAAAATACGAACGTCAAAGATTTAATATGCGGCCCTCTTTATGACCCGTTCGATATAGCTCCGATTGAAAAGGACGCGATCGAATATTTCGAGGAGATAAAGGACGACTTTTTCAAAAGGATTGAAACCGAAAAATCTGCTCCGCTCCAAGACATGCTGACGCGCGGCAAAGAACACACAATGAAGCTAGCGACTGTTCACGCGGCTGGAAACTTTAGAAAGATCAACATTCAGGACTTGGCCTGGGGGAAATATACGTTTGAGGTTTGTCTGCATAACGCGCAGGATTTTATTCAAGAGACTGCAGTTGATACTGACTGGGAGAAAGACGTTCAGGCAATGCTCAATCTTTTTAAAAAACACCCGTTCGTTACGGATGCTTTAATAAAGAACCGGCTAGAGAGGCTTCAACCGCAGCGAACGAAAACAATTTTAGAGCACCTGCTCGGTGCCGAGAAAATTGTTCATGGGCTAAAAGAGACTAAAAACAAAAAGACGCACGGTTACTATTTCAATTTAACGAGTTAACGATACGAATTCGTATCGACTTAAGTATTTAATTTAACTTAATAATACGAAAATACGAATAAAACAGTGGGGGGGGTCCCGCCCGCGCTTACGCGCCCGGCGTTCTAGTAGTTGACCTTTGCTATATGCGTTATATTCAGGGGGAGAGGGGGGTCCCCTGTATTCTTGTATTCTATATATATTATATATATAATATATAATAATAATAATAACTTATATAAGAAAACAATAAAACAGGAAGCGATACAGTAAGGTATTAAAAAATGTATTATTGACAGAGCGAACGTCATTAGTATATCGATCAGCAATGGATAACAAACAACTTAGAACGCTGATGACATCGATTGTATTTATCGGGCTACTTAATAAGTTTACAGACAGCAAAGATAAAGAAATAGTCGATCTTGCAAAACTCCTAACCGATATGATCTGTGAAGCCGTAGAGCGTGACGAATGAAATCCGTTCTAGACTACGCAGAAACAACTTTCCTAATTGCGTAGTCTCCCATTCTGCCCTAGCATCAAGGAATGCTGATCCACTGCATTAAACAAGACTTGCTATTTGTAGCCAACGGTCTAAAATAGACTATTATGGCTACGGTCGATGGTAAAAAAACAGGCGGAAGGCAAAAGGGTCAACTCAATAAGCGCACAAAGCTCGTTGACGAGATGGCAGCTAATTTAGACGTAAACCCTTTTGAGATTCTTTTGCGCTTCTCTGCGGGGGACTGGGAGGGCTTAGGCTATCCCACACGAACCAGGAAGATGCTTACCAAGACCGGGGAAGTTATCGAGCTTGACCGGATCGAGCCATGCGATCGAATCGCTTCGGCTAAGGCCGCGTGCGAGTATCTTCACAGTAAACGTAAAACTGTAGAGTTAACCGATGCCGATGGTAAAAATCCTTTCCAATCCTTTGGCGAATTAATGAAAAATATTCTAACAAAAGACAATGAACATTCTAGTTGATTAGGCTTTTTAACAGAATAATGTGACGCTGCAAAGGCATATGACACAGCAGCAATTAGATACTTTGGATCATTCGCAAATACAAATTTTAGGGGCGCACAGGCTTCAAAAGAAACCTGAACTTTTCTTTACTGAAGTTTTAGGAATTGAAACCCTAGAGTCTTACCAAAAGAAACTAATCCAAGCCATTGCCGATAATGAACGCGTCGCTATCAGTGCGGCTCACGATCTTGGAAAATCCTACAGCCTCGCCCGCATTTTGCTTTGGTATATGTCCTGCTTTCCAGGGGCGAAAGTAATTACCACCGCGCCAACCTTCAATATGGTAAAAAATATTCTTTGGAGCGAAGTTAGAAGCGCCTACTCTAAAAGCAAAATGCCTCTTGGCGGAAAAATGAATCTCACTGAATGGCAAATGACTCCGCAAGGAGATTGGTTTGCAATAGGGTTTACACCGCGCAACGAGGTTATCGGAGAGACAGGACAGGGGACACAGTCAAACTTCCAAGGATTTCACGCGCCTTACTTGATGGTCATCTTCGATGAGGCAACCGGGATACCGTCAAACATTTGGACAATGGCCGAGGGAATGCTTACCAGTAGCAATGTGAAATTTGTTTGCATTGGAAATCCAACATCTAGAGCTAGCGAATTTTTCAAATGCTTTAGCTCTCCATCTTGGGAAAAAATTAAGCTATCTTGTTTTGACTCTCCAAATCTTATTGTTAACGAAATTACTAATAAAGAAAAACTCATTAAAGAAATTCAATTCATAAAATCTTTAAATGATCATGAGGCCAAGGAAAGATTTAAATCATATAAAGTTGTAAAGCCCTATCTACTCACGCTCAAATGGGTTATTTCATCTGCAATAAAATGGGGGATTGACCACCCACTTTTTATATCGAAGGTGCTAGGCGAATTTCCGAATGTTGATGCTAATGCCCTATTTCCTCTAGGCATAATCGAGGACGCTCAACGCCGCGTGCACTTCCCAACCTCAACGGATAGGAAAGTTTTAGGCGTAGACGTTGCCAGGTTCGGGGCGGACGCGAGCGTTCTAACCGCGCTACACGGTAAAAAGTTTTTAACTAAAAAATCATTCTTTAAAAAAGATCTAGCCGAACTAACCGGCGAGATCATCGCGCTCGGAAAAGAAATAGGTCCCTTTGACGTAATCGTAGTAGACGGAACCGGCATCGGATCAGGCGTTGTTGACATGCTTCGGCAAAACCAGAACGACGACACGGTCTCACGTAATACCGAAATCCGAGAAGTTCAGTTCGGTGCCGCGTGCGAAGACGAAACCGATAAAGAAAAATACGTTAATCTAAAAGCCCGCATGTTCGGGCTTCTTCGCGATGACCTCAAGGATAACGAGGGACTTTGCTTATCTGACGACGAGATTTATTTAGACGAACTCCCGACCATACTTTACTCTTACGACTCGAAAGGTAAGCTTAAGATCGAATCCAAGGACGATTATAAAAAACGTACAGGGCGTGGCTCACCCGATAACGCCGACAGTTTAGCGTTGGCTAATTTCGGTCGACATGATGAAATAGTTTCAGCAAACTACAACTCGAGTTACAATCAAATCAATGCTCGCCCAATGGCGGGCGGACTAGGGACGCAAAGACAATGGTAGACGAAAACAATAGCGGAGCACGACCATTCGAAAACTCTCCATTCCCATCCGCTGCTTTACCAGATAGTGAGTTCGAGTCTGGACCTAAGAAGAATATTTCAACCGAGGCAATCGGTAACTCTGGGACTCAAATCTTCGGCGGCTACTTCTCAGAAGAATACCTAAACGAACTTCGCGGGCGTCAAGGCGCAAAGCTCTGGGATCAAATGCGAAGAAGCGACGCCACTATAGCGATGCTTATGAACGCTATTATTAATCCGATCAAGGCCGCTAACTGGTCAGTTGATCCATGCGAAGAAGGTAACGCAGAATTCGATAAGCAAGCCGAGCTTTGCGAATTCATTTTAAAAGACCAGATTGATTTTCAGAAACTAATCCACGAAGCACTAACAGTGATTCCATTTGGCTTCTCAATGTTCGAGGTCATTCACAATGCGGTTATCAGTCATCCTAAGTTTGGTACGTTTAACGGCCTTAAGGCTCTCTCTTTTCGTTCGCAAAAGACAATCGAGAATTGGATTCTCGAGCCAGCTACCGGCGTCTTAAAAGGCGTTAACCAATACACGTACTCCGACTTGGGCGGGAATAAATTCATCCCAGGAGAGTTTCTTTTAATCCTCTCGCTCGCACAAGAGGGAGATAACTACGAAGGTATCTCGGCGCTTCGTCCGATGCTCGGCGCTTACAAGCGTAAAGACTTATACCTAAAGCTTGCCGCAATCGGGATTGAGAAGTACGCCGTAGGTGTTCCGATCGGTACAATACCAAAGGGAAAAGAAAAACTATCAGAGGTCGCTGAGTTTAAAAAGACGCTACAAAACTATACGTCTCACGAAGCAGCGTACATTACCGTTCCAGAAGGTTGGGAAATCGAGATTCAGAAATCTGATTTCGACGCATCAAAAATCAAAGAGATGCTCACCTTTGAAAACACTGAGATGATTAACGCAGTCGTCGCCAATTTCTTGGCGCTCGGAATGAACGGCGCTGGTGGAGCGTTTGCTCTTGGTACTGATCTAAGTGAGTTCTTCACCGCAGGTATTCAAAGCTACGCCGATCTAGTTTGTTACGCGATTAATCGAAATCTATTCCCATCGCTAGTTAAACTTAATTTCGGTGAGCAACAAGGATACCCGAAACTTAAGTGCACGGGCATTTCAGACAAGGCCGGGAAAGAGTTCGCAGAAATTATTAAGCTACTCACTGAATCGAGAGCACTAGATTCGGATCAACCTTTAAAAGAATTTATTCGTAAGCAGTACAAAATGCCTAAGCCCGATCTAACCACAACGGTTCCGGCGGCTCCTGTCGAGCAGATGCAATTCAATGAGCGCGTTAAAACTATTAAGCTCTCAGACAATAAGTACGTTGCAAAGTTTGATCGAAATAAAAAAGAACTTAAAGATTTAATGCACTCGAACTTAAAAGAAATGTATGAGTCTTTGAAAGAAACGATTCGAAAGAAATATAACTCGCTCCCAAAATCTCAGAAGATCAAAGCCGTTCAAGGCTTAGAAATGCCAGGGCAAGCTAAATATAAAGCAGCTCTTAGAGATTTCATGGGCGAGGTCGCATCTGATTCGATCGACATGGCTCGTAAGCAAGTCCCGTCTAAAAAGAACGTGAAGCTCGCAGAGGGTCCGTTTTCGTCTTTACCAACAGCTCTTAGAAACTTAATCTTAACTCAAGTCGGGCTTTTAGTTGATACTCAAACCGCAGACGTAGAAAAGGCCGTGTTCTTTCAATTCGCGTCTAGCGCGGCTGCGAGTGAGGATATAGACGCGATTCTTTTTGATATAGATTCCAATATCGAGGACGGCGTAACTAAATCCATGAGTGTAGACGCAGCAGCCGGTGACGCGATCGCGCAGATAACTAATCAAGCCTCGCTTTCATTCCTTATGGCTCCTGAAGTGATGGACGGTATCGAGAGTTTCACTTTTACGAACGAATCTCCTGATAGCGATATCTGTCAGGAACTCGCGGGCAGAATGGGAGACTACGCAATTAGGAAAGTTGTTTCTGCGTAGTCTAGAACGGATTTCATTCGTCACGCTCTACGGTTTCACAGATCATATCGGTTAGGAGTTTTGCAAGATCGACTATTTCTTT